CAACGGGACGTTCAGTGCGATCCTGCGTGAGGCATACGAGGCACATTACACCCGCCACCGTCGCGATATTCTGATTGCGGCCGGTGCCCGAGTTGCTACATGATGGGTTTCCTGGCGGGGTTTGGGTCGTTTACCCGCCAGCGGTAAGCGTGTGAGAGCCGATACATCCGCACGCCGTGGACCATATCCTTTATTCCTCCCAAGGCTCCGGGGGTAGGGGTCCACCGTTCGCCGGGGTACGAGAACCCCGGCACCCATTGAACGGAGTAGACCATGCATCCTCTGAAAGTTCTTGGCGCTGCAAACCGCGAAGCCATCCTGTCATTTTTGCGGGATCATCCCGGCGCAACGTACACCGAGATCGCACGAGGCACGGGCCTGAGTGAGGGCTGCGTGCGGGACCATATGAAGATCATCAAGCAGGAGTGGAGAGAAAATGTCCGTCAAGCACGGTCGATCGCACGAGCAGGTGTACAAGGTATGGTTCGCGATGAAGGATCGCTGCCGCAATCCGCGCAACTATCAATGGAAGAACTATGGGGGTCGCGGAATTAGTTACGACCCGCGCTGGGAGAAGTTTGAAAACTTTATCGCTGATATGGGCGAACGTCCACGCGGCCTGACTCTTGAGCGCATCGATAATAACAAGGGGTATTGCAAGGCAAACTGTAAGTGGGCGACACCCAAAGAGCAGAGCGCAAACCGACGTATCTGTGGAAGCTATGAGGGCAAGCCCTACGCTTACTGGTCGGCCAAGCTAGGGGTATCCCTAAACTCTATCCGCCAGAAGATGCACCGTTACGGCACGCCTTATGGGAGCGCGAGATGAAAGTTGCTGGCTTTGACCTAGAAACGTGGGGTGCTGAGCCTGCGTTTGCATTGCAACCTTTCAGGCAACGCACCGGGGAAGCATGGATTACCGCAGCCGTATTCAAGGCCGATGGGTTCAAGGGGTTGAAAGCCACGGCGTCACCCTCTCTGATCCAGAAGATCAGGCTATGCTTGCGATGGGCAGCGAAGAACGATGTGCATATCGTCGGATGGAACACGCCTTACGACTGCGCTGTTCTCATTGGCGCAGGATTGCGGGACGAAGTGTTTGCCTGCAAGTGGATCGACGCGATGCTTGTCTACAAGCACGTCGAGCAGCACCCCACGTTCGAGAACTATGACGTCGAGATCGCCTCGATCAGCTACTCGTTGAAGGCAGCGGTGCGCCGCTTCCTGCCGGACCATGCAGGCTACGAGGACAACGTGCGGTTCGATGCAACAACCGATGAAGAGAAGGCCAAGCTGCTGGACTACAACGAGGCAGACGTCGAGCGCACGCTCGATCTGTTCTGGAAGTTCTGGTCACAGCTCAGCAGGGAACAGCAGCGCGTTGTCTTGATCGAGGCCCGGTGCATCCCGTTGGTTGCCGAGGCAATGGTCGAAGGCATCTGCGGCGACGCCGATGCAGCACGCGAGCTGGACGAAAAGCTGGAGGCCGCAGTCAAGACGGCCTACGTCACCCTAAAACTTACTGACGAAGAGATCACGCCGGAAGTGTTGGCGTCTCCGACGCAGCTCGGCGATCTGATCTACAAACGGTGGGGTCTGACGCCTACGGCGTTCACCCCGTCGGCCCGGCCATCGACGGATCGCGAAGCGCTGCTCGAACTGGCGGCCCATGACCCGCGAGCCAAGACACTGAGCGACTACCGCGAGGCGCAGAACAACCGCACGAAGTTCGCACAGGGTATGCTGGACAGCTTGACATACAACGGTGACGGGCGCGTACGGCCATCGCCTCGCATCTACGGAACATACACTGGCCGCATGACGTACTCATCCAAGCAGGGCAAGGGCAAGTATGCGATGCCGACCGGCGTGGCCTTGCACCAGTGGAAGCGAGACGCTGCGTTCCGCAAACTCATCACGGCTCCGCCCGGTTACACGCTGGTCGAGTTCGACTTCGCCGGTCAAGAGTTCCGGTGGATGGCTGTGTGCAGCGGTGACGAGACGATGATTTCGCTGTGTCAGCCGGGCGAGGATGCGCATGGGTACATGGGTGCGAGCATCCGAGGCATGGACTACATGTCGCTCGTCGAGCGGGTTCGTGCTGGCGACAAGGAGGCGAAGAACATCCGGCAGCTGGGCAAGGTGGCGAACCTGTCGTTGCAGTACCGCACGTCAGCGAAGCGCCTGCAGAGTGTGGCCGCCGTGCAGTACGGGATAACCCTCGCCGACGACGAGGCACGGACCATACATGATACATATCAGCGGACGTACCCACGGGTGCCGCACTACTGGCGGGTGCAGGCGTTGAAGGTCAAGCAGCAGGACTACATCGAGAACCTACTGGGCCGACGCGTTGCACTCATGCAGCCATACTCTCGGGGCTCATCGTTCGACTGGAGCTACACCAGCACGGCCATTAACTATCCGATCCAATCGATGGGTGCCGAGCAGAAGTTCCTGGCACTGGCGGTGGCGAAGACCCACCTGCCCAAGTACGACGCGCGGTTCTACTTCGAGCTGCACGACGGTCTGTTCTTCGTCGTCCCTGACGACAAGGCAGAGAAGTTCGGCCACGAGATGAAGGAGGTACTGTCAAACCTACCATACGACAAGGTGTGGTCTATGGAGTTGCCGATCAAGTTCCCCGTTGACGGCAAGATGGGGGCAGACTGGGGATCGCTCAAGGAGTTCGCATGACACTCATGTTCATACTGATCGTGGCGTTGTTTCTCGTGTGGTCACTCACGCCGGGGGAGGACGACGATGGCTGAGTTCCCGCACCAGATGCGTATGTACCTGCTCAAGATCGACCATGCCACGTGGCAACAAATCCGTGCACAAGTGCGTTGGCGCTACGCCAAGCACAGCTGGATACCGCCTCGTCGGCTGGTCCGGTTTATGGACTTCCTGCCCGAGCATCCGAAGGAGTGGGCGGACTACGCGAAGGAGATCACACAGACCCGGCGCATCCGAGCAGCCGAGGCAGCGACAGCGAAGCGGAAGGCAAAGCAGAAACGTGCACTGAAAGTGAAGCGTGACTACCAGAAAAACTACATGCGTGAGTACCGCCACCGCTTGCGCCACGGGACACTTTAGTGTAAAGGACAGAACGATGCAGCGCACGCCCATAAAATCCCTCACAGTCTGCCGTGGATGTGGCGAGATATTGGACCCGTCATGGAACAATGGACTGACCGCGTATGTCGGCAGGCTGGGCGTGCGCTGCATCTCGTGCTGGGAAGGTGATTGGGAGAGAGCCAGTGGCAAAGCAGAAGAAGTACGTCAGTCGCGATCCAAACAGCCCGCTGCACTGGACATGGCACGAGAAGGTGGAAGCCGTGGTTAAGAAAGTCGATGAAGCCAAGGCCGAGCGTGCCGTTGCTGCCAGTGCAATGACACAGAAGCCGAAGGGTTGGGCTGACGAGGGGCGCAAGGATGATTCCGGCAAACTGCCGTACGATCTCCTGCCTCACGATGCGATCGAAGAGATCGTCAAGGTCCTGCAGTTCGGCGCCAACAAGTACGCCGCCCGTAATTGGGAGAAGGGCATGCACTGGTCCCGCCCGTACGCGGCACTCATGCGTCATATGTATGCGTGGTGGCGTGGGCAGGGGCGCGACCCCGAAACTGGCCTGACACACCTAGCACATGCGGGCTGCTGCATCCTGTTCTTGCTGGCGCTCGAACGACGCAACCACGGGACGGACGACCGCCCGTCAACGGAGACGCATCCTGATGAGTAAGCCAGTCGCATGGAGTTATTCGGCGCTCGATGCGTTCGAGACTTGTCCGTTCCGCTACTTCAAGACCAAGGTTGAGAAGTCCATCGTCGAACCACAGACCGAAGCAACTCTGTGGGGCAACAAGGTACACAAGGCATTGGAGCTGCGGGTGCGTGACGGCACGCCTCTCCCGCCGGGCATGGAGAATTACGAGAAGCTGGCTGCTAAGATCGCTGACAAAGCGAAGGGCCGCACACTGGGTGTCGAGCAGAAGCTGGCGCTGACCAAGGACTTCAAGGAGACGACGTTCTTCGCCAAAGATGTTTGGCTGCGTTCGATCCTCGACTTGTCGATTGAGACGGGCACGCGTGCATTCATCGGAGATTGGAAAACCGGCAAGAAGAACCCGAACTCGGAACAGCTACAGCTGTCGGCAGCGGTGTTCTTTGCGACGCGTCCGTGGATCGACGAGATAACTAACACCTTCCTCTGGTTGCAAGTCGGGGAAGTAACGACGGAGAAGTTCCACCGTGACGACGCACCGGCCATCTGGCAAAACTTCATCCCCCGAGTGCAGCGACTCGAAGAGGCCGTCGCAACGGGGACCTTTCCTAAAAGACCCAGCGGTCTTTGCCGAGCGTGGTGTCCCGTGCACACCTGCCCCCACAACGGTAAGTACATTGGAAAGTAACGCTGTCCTCGTGCTGCGCTACAAGCACAAGGGCGAAACCAAGACACGTGTATGGCGGGGCTGCACCGCCTACCACGTCATCAAGTCAGCGTATGCAGCGGCGACGCGTGTGTCCGAGGGACGTAATCAAAAGGCCAAGGCTTGGCCCCCACGTGCAGATGCGTACGTCAAGGAGAACTACTCCCGCTTTTCCAAGTCTCAGATCGCGGCTGAGCTGACGGCGAAGTACAAGCGGAAGTACACGAAGAACATGGTCATCAGCCGCTATCATAGGATCAAGAACAAATGAGCGACATACTCACTCTCGACGACGAGCGTCCGCTCGGCACACCAGTGACCGACCCTACCGAAGCACAGCTGATGCAAACTGAGTACCAGCTGCTGGTTACGCAGTTACTGAATAAGTGCATCGGAACGCAGCCTGCTGTGGCCATCGCCGCATGTGTAGCATCTGCGTTCTGTGTTGCCGTCGATGTGACTCCAGTTGAGCAGAAAGACTCGGCGACGAAGTATCTGCAGGCGTGCATCGCAGATGCGTTCGCGAACTTGGAGATTGCATTTCAGGCAAAGGCAGGAGCAACCAATGGCAACGACCCCGGAGAACCGGGTCAAGGCAGCGATCAAGAAGTGGCTCACTAAAGAGGGCTTCTACTTCTTCTCGGCAGCTGCCGGGCCTTTCAGCGTGCACGGTGTCCCCGACATCATCGTATGCGCCAACGGAACTTTCGTCGGGATCGAAGTCAAGGCACCGGGCAAAGAGGATAATCTCACCGCAAACCAGCAACTTCATCAGCGTCGTATCAAGGACAACGGTGGCATTGCAATAATTGCAAGTTCGGTGGATACTGTAATTCAAGCGTTCGAGTCTTACGATCTAATCTGAACAGTCGACCCCAGGATTTCCACCCTGGGGTCGCAACTGCATACCGAGAGGCGCAGATGATCTACACGAAACGACACGAGGTCTCAGACCTCTTCCTAAACAGCGAACCTGCCGGTGACCCGGAGTTGTTCTTCATGGTGGGAGCGTTGTTCGACGCACCGTCCCTGCCGCACTACGTGCTGACACCGGAGCTGATGAAGTCGCTCGACTCGCAGGCTGTGTCCGATACGTGCACGGCGATGTGTCAGGCAGGCGTTGCGAACATGCCGCATCGAGAGATGCTGGTCGAGACTAAGTGCGGGCACCTTAGCCTGTTCACGCTGTTCCGCCAGGAAGATGACGGTGTGTACTCGCTGCTGCTTACCTATGACGGGCAGCACGTAGAGCTGATCCCGCAGACGATGATTATCAACATGCACCCCGACGGAACTCTGGAGCGGCGCAACTCACCATCGAAAGATATTGGTGATCGGATATGCGCGACGTATCTGGTGACTCTCGTGCTATCTCATACGCGTGGGCTGGCGAAGGAGTTCGTCACCGCCGAGAGTGTGCGCAAGCTGAACAAGGCCCGCGTTGCGAAGAAGCGTGCACCGATCCAGGAGCATGTCGTGCTGCGCGTTGGCCGGGTCTATCAGAAGAACGGTACGGCCTACAAACATACCGAGGGTGTCACGCCGCGCCGTCCGCACCTGCGCAAGGGGCATGCTCGCAAACAGAAGTACGGTCCGAACTGGTCACAGGAGCGGTGGATATTCGTGCCGCCCGTGTTCGTGAACTGGGAAGAAGGTGACGATGTTCCGCTATTCAAAACCAAGGTGGTGATGCCATGACCGAAGCAGATATTGCAACCGCTGTCGCTATGATCCGTCAGCGTTTGTCAGACTACAACCTGTACTACATCGAAATGCCGCTCATGAACCAGACGCACACATGGCCGACCGTCGATGGCGTGAAGGCGTTCATGTACTGCAGCTACGGTTCGCCGACCGAATACAAGACGTACCCCATCGACGAGTCGCTCACGCTCGGGCAGTTCATCGATACGCTGGACGTGACGTTGAAGATGCTGTATGGCCCGGCCAACTCGGTCAGTTCTTACACGTCGTCAGGAGTAGTAAATATCGGCGCGCATTCGCACACATTTGCGGCGGGACAGGTAGTCCTCAACAAGGCACCGCAGCAGGGTTACTTGATCCCAGGAAACCTCACGCTGCGGCCCACGTACCGCTCACCGTCGTGGAAAGAATGGTTGAGGAACAAGCTGTCATGAGCAACACAACCATGAACATCCCGATCAGCGAGCGCATCCGATGGCTGTGCGAGTGGGAGGCTGACGTCGAAGTACGCACCACGTTCTTGCCGCACACGAACTCGTGGGAGATTCTCTTCAAGCACCGTGGCACGACACAGTGGCACGAGTTCATTATCTCCGACATCGATATGCGCTCGCAAGAATTGCGGCAGGCGTTTCTGCCGCTCAAGACTTTGCTGAAAGTAACTGCACCATGATGATCTCACCCAAGTACCGAAAGATCGTAATGAACCTGAGTGATCCAGCTCGGATACTCATGACGATCCCCTCGGCGAAGACGTTCATCTACAAGGGCCACGAGCTGGTGGCTGTGCCGCATAAGATGGAGGAAACGCAAGTCCTGCGGAACCTCGGATACCGTGTGCCATCCCCGGTGGAGATGTACTATGACTGGTCAGGACGATACACCCCGTTCAAAGCCCAACTTGAGACTACTGCCTTCCTCACCGTGCACAACCGAGCGTTCGTCCTCAATGAGATGGGGACTGGTAAGACGCTGTCGACACTGTGGGCATTCGACTATCTACGGTCCGTCGGACTCGCTCGTAAACTTCTCATTGTGTCGCCACTGTCTACGCTCGAACGCGTCTGGTGTGACGAAATCTTCCGGCATTTTCCACACCTGACATGGGCCACCTTGTACGGCTCGCGTGAGAAGCGACTGAAGATGCTGCGCATGGAGGCCGATGTGTATGTCGTGAACCATGACGGCATCAAGGTGATCGAGAAGGAACTCCAGGCACGCGACGACATCGACGTGGTTGTGATCGACGAGATTGCGTCGTTCCGCAATGCAGGCACGGATCGGTGGAAGTCACTGCATCGCGTACTGCAGGGGCGCAAGCGTGTATGGGGGTTGACTGGATCGCCGACACCCAACGTGCCGACAGATGCGTGGGCGCAGTGTAGACTGATCTGCCCCGAGCGGGTGCCGAAGTACTTCAACCAGTTCCGCGACATGACCATGAAGCAGCTGTCGCAGTTCAAGTGGATACCTCGGGACAACGCAACGGAGATTGTCGCCGAAGCCATGCAGCCTAGCATCCGCTTCGCTCGTGCGGACTGCATCGATCTGCCTCCATGCCTGACACAGATGCGACAGGTCGAGATGACCGTGCCGCAGAAGAAGGCGTACCGAGAGATGCTGACTCAGCTCTACGTCGAGCTGCAGTCGGGCGAGGTCACCGCTGTCAACGAGGCGGTAAAGGCAATGCGTCTCGTGCAGATCGCATCGGGTGTGGTGTACGGTACTGGCGGTGCACATCTTGAAGTCGGGTCGCCGGGCCGCGTGCAGGAATGCCTCGACGTGATCGAGCAAGCGAGCAGCAAGGTCATCATCTTTTGCCCGTTCAAGGGCACGATGGAGTACGTGGCCCGCGAGATCGGCAAGCACTACTCGGTCGAGTGCATCAGCGGTGACGTCAGCAAGAGCGAGCGCGACCGCATCTTCCATGCGTTCCAGACTGGCAAAGAGCCGCGCGTGCTGGTGGCGCAGCCAGCTGCAATGTCTCACGGGCTGACACTTACTGCGGCCAACACGATCGTGTGGTACGCTCCGATCTACAGCCAAGAAATCTACGCACAGGCGAACGCCCGTGTGACCCGTCCCGGTCAGAAGCACTCGCAGCTGATCGTGAACATCGAAGGCAGTCCAGTTGAGCGCAAGATATATGCGATGCTCGAACGGAAGGCGACGATGGAGGGCCTGCTTCTCGATGTTATCCGAGAGCAGGAAGATGCCTAAGTCACTGACACACCAACCCATAGGATCGACAATGTCCAAAGCTCCCTCGAAGAAGACTGTGACGACGCAGGACCCGGTCAGCACCGGGAAGATCAAGGCGCTCAAGAAGGCCCCCGCCAAGAAGAAGCGCCCGGCCAAGAAGCCCGTTGCCACCAGCGTGCCGAAGGCACCCGTAAAAAAGAAGAAGCTACCGCTGCGGGAACGCATCCGGCTGGCGTGGCATATCCTCAAGGGTAACGACATCTGCGACTAGAGTTGCGTTAATTGATTGACGGTGTTATACTTAGACATCATCGAAACAGAGGAGTTCAAACGATGAAGCTCGATGAGCTGATCGAGAAGTACATCGGCGCTCGGGAGAAAAAAGCCGAGCTGACCGCCGCCTACAAAGAGAAGGCCGCCAAGATCGACGCCGTACTGGACAAGATCGAAGCCGTCCTTCTCGCACAGTTCGAGCAACTCGGCACGGACAGTGTGAAGACCCCTCACGGCACCGCATATAAGGCGAGGAAGACGTCGTACTCGCCTGCGGATTGGGACCTTGTGCTTGAGTTCATCAAGACAAATGATCTCTGGCACATGCTGGAACGGCGGGTCGCGAAGGCGGCGGTAGATGCGTACAAGGCGGAGACCGGCGACATTCCGCCGGGGCTCAATATGCGGGAGGAAGTCGTTGTCAACATCCGTCGCACGTGAGTCGTACCTGACGTTGATCGAGCGTCGCGGTAAGAAAGCCTATGTCGAGTGCCGCTGCGGAGTGCGCAAAGAAGTATGGTATCACCCGTGGAAGGCGAAGCAGGTACGCAGCTGTGGGTGCTTGGTTAAGGAGATCAACGGTGGGCGCGAATACAAGCACGGCATGATTGATACGCCAGCATACTTCTGCTGGCGGAACATGAGAGATCGCTGCTTGCGCCCATCGAACAAGGACTATCACAACTACGGAGGTAGAGGCATCACCGTCTGCGAACGGTGGATGAAGTTCGAGAACTTTCTTTCGGACATGGGCCACCCCGAACCTGGGATGACCCTTGACCGTAAAGACACTAACGGTAATTACTGTGTAGAGAACTGCCAATGGGCGACACGTCGCGAACAGGCAAACAATCGAAGGACCAAAACACTATGACGAACGCACTCATTCCTTTCAAGGACGACGGTAAGCTCCCGGCTCACCTTCAGGGCGCTGCTGCAGTGCACAATGACGAGCTTGCCGGTGGCGTCTCGTCAGGCTATCCAGTGCTGAGTTTCAAAGGCAAAACGTGGTCGCTCCGTGAGGGCGGCAGCAGCAGCATCATCATGAAACCCGACGATGAGGACGAGGTTGCGTCGTCTCTCGAAGTCGTGATCCTCAAAGCCAATCCTCATCTCTCGAAGGTCTACTATGAGTCGGGCTACACAGAAGGAAGCGACGCAAAGCCGACGTGCTACTCGCACAATGGCATCGCACCTGCAGCGGATGCGGAGAGACCACAGTGCGCGACATGCGCAATGTGTCCGCACAATGCCTGGGGTTCTCGAATTAGCGAGAACGGAAGCAAGGGTAAGGCTTGCTCTGACAGCCGTCGTGTTGCTGTTGCTGCTGCCGGGGATATTGCTCGTCCTATGCTCCTCCGTATTCCGGCTGCTACACTGAAAGACCTTGCCGGTTACGCGCAGATGCTGACCCAGCGGAACGCACCGTATCAGGCGGTCGTGACGAAGATCGGTTTCGATCCCACCGTTGCGCATCCGAAGCTGACATTCAAGGCGGTTCGCTGGTTGGACGCTGACGAGTATGCCGAAGTGCAGTCCGTGATGGAAACCGAAACGGTTCGTCAGATAGTCGGTGCCGAAGCGGCTCCCGCTCGTGCCGTGGATGCCATTGCTCACCTTGCACCCAAGCCTGCCCACGTCGAGCCTGCTCCCGCACCGGAGAAGCCGAAGGCCGCTACGTTCGGCAAGAAGCCTGCTGCTCCCGCACCGGCACCCGAGGCCGAGGCTGAAGCGCCCAAGCCCAAGAAAACGCTGGCCACCAAGGCCGCCGCTCCGAAGGCTGAGCCGCCCAAGTCCAAGGCCGCTGAGAAGTTGGTCGAGGTAAGTGACGATCTTGACGCGGCCCTTGCAGGTCTTGACGATCTGTGAGTGTTTATGAGTAGACGACAAGTCTAGTGGAGGCCCCAACCGGGGCCTCCTACATCTCGTGTCAAGGAAAAAGATTATGTTTGAGATTCTACGCACTGCGAAAATGACGCCGTCCAACGTCGCAAAGCTCTTGAACGTGAGCCGGGTTGCCGTTAGCCTTTGGGTCAATGGACACTCTGCACCCCACAAGCTGATCGAGCGTCGCGTAGAGCGGCTACTGACCGCGGTACACTCTGCGGTCAACAAGGGTGATCTGCCTCTCAGCGATGATGTGCCCCGCAAGAACCGGCACGCTGAGATTGCGAAGATCATTCATCGGCACGTGGACAAGCTGCAGCTCGGGTCCGTAGGCGAATAACTCTGAGGCGGCTGCAATGCTCACCCAAAATTTTCTCGCGCGTATCCTACCGGATACGGGCTACCGAGTTGTCATTTCGTTTCAAGGCAAGCGCCCGAAGCAGACGTTCTACTTGGACAACGTGGACGCCGCCGCCGCTTTGATTGGCGCAGACACCCAAGGCTTTGATGCATACCACGGGTGCGCGACATACAAAGACCGGAGTTCGAGGAAGGCAGACAATGTCTCTCACGTCAAAGCTCTATGGGCTGATCTCGATGTCGGACCCGACAAACCCTTCGCCACTCAGAAGGACGCTGGTACTGCTGCTGTATTGTTCACCAAGGCCGTTGGATTACCCCCACCACTTATCGTTAATTCCGGGCGGGGGCTTCATATCTATTGGCTTCTGGAAACGGAAGTTTGCGCGGATGATTGGAGCCGGGCTGCAGCCCTTCTCAAACTGGCTGCGAAGCACGCCGGGTTCCATGCGGACCCTACACGGACGGCAGACGCCGCGAGTATCCTCCGCACCCCAGGAACACGAAACCATAAAGACCCCGCCAATCCGCTTGACGTCAGAGTTGTACGCGACGGGACCCCTGCACCGTACGAGTTCATCGTCGAAAGGATCGAGCAGTATCTTGAAGCGCAGGGGATCGATACTCTCGGCGCAGCGCCGAGCCACGTCAAGGTAGACAACTCCGACCTAGAGGTTCGTTACGATGGCCCCCCACCGCGCATCGATAGTATCGTGGAAGGCTGTGCAATCATCCGCGAGTTCCGCGATAGCGGTGGAAACATTGAGGAGCCGCTGTGGCGTGCGTGCATGGGCGTCGTCCGGCTCTGTGAGGATGGTCCCGAGCTGTGTCACAAGTGGTCGTCCGGTTACAAGGGATACTCCCGCGAAGAAACAGACGCCAAACTCGCCGGGCTTGAGGGTACTGGTGCGACCACTTGTGCGACACTTGAACCACACAGACCTGATGCATGTGCGGCGTGTCCGTTCAGGACGTCATGCAAGTCTCCCATTTCGATTGCTTATAAGCCGCAGCCGGTTGCCGAGATCGTAAACCCGGAGAACGTAGACGAGACGATCCCGATACCGACCCTGCCCCCGAAGTTCAAGTGGACGAACAACGGTCTGTATGGCGAGCTGACATCGAAGGACGGCAGCGAGAAGTCGGATGTGAAGGTCACGTCGGTGCTGTTCTACGTAACCGGCTGGACGCGGGACGTGGACGGCAAGCACGCGCTTACGGTCGTGGTGCATACTAGACCAACTGAGACGACATCGTTTACTCTGCCGACTGGTCTGCTCGCCGAAGGCGGCTCGAAGCTGGCCAGCAAACTCGGCGAACACATGATACTGATCGAGAAGGGACGGGGACCGATGGTCCAAGAATACCTGCAGGCGTGGGCGGACATCCACCGGATACGCGCCAGTGCCATCTCAACATACAGCCGCTTCGGCTGGTACGGGAAAGACTTCCTGATCGGCGACACCCTGTACTCGGGCGGCAATGCGCAGCGCGTTATCCTGTCAGGCTCGGCAGAGACGATGGCTGAGAGCTACATGACCAAGGGCGACCGCGATACGTGGGTGAACCTGATCGACCGAGCCTACAACCATCCCGGCCTTGAACCACTGCAGTTCGCTCTGCTCTCGGGGCTGGCGTCGCCGCTGCTCGATATGTTCGGGGAGTTCGGTGGTGTGATGGTTTACATGCACACTCAGAAGTCCGGCATCGGCAAGACGACGATCTCGCGTGCTGCACTGTCGTGCTATGGGTCGTGGAAGAATACCCAGCTGACATACACACAGTTCACGCACAACGCGTTGTATGCGACGTACGGGGTGGCCAACGCCATGCCGATCGTGCTGGACGAAATGACCGCGATCGAAGCGGATGAAGCGACGAAGCTCGTGCACTTGATCTCGTCGGGCACAGCGAAGCGTCGGTGCGAGCGCACGGGTGCCCTGCTCAAGGACGATCAACGCTGGTCGCTCATCACGATGGCATCCGGTAACAACCTAATCACTGAGAAGATCATGCTCGACAGGTCGCAGGCGGCGGCTGAGTTCGCTCGCGTGTTCGAGTTCTCGATCCATGATCTGTCGCCGCCCATCAAACGCGACGAGGCAGCACGGCTGTTTTCCCAGCTCGCCGACAACTACGGCTTCGCCGGTCGTGAGTTCATGCAGTACGTGACTGCCAACTACGACAAGGTCAAAGAGGCGCTGTTCAAAGCACAGGCTGCGTGCGGGCCGCTGTTCCAGATCACGCAGACGGAACGGTACTGGGGTGCCTTGCTGGCGTGCGTCCTAACGACGCACAAGATCGCATACAACTTAGGGATCATTCAGTTCCCGCTGAAGCCCATCGTGGCGTTCATCCAGGAGGCCCTGTCACAGAACCGCGGTGCGATGGTCGGCGCGACGCCGACGGCGGATGTCCAGATCGGTCGGATGCTTGGCGATCTCTGGCCGGGTATCTTCGTCACGCACGGCACGGGCGACGTCCACAACAAGTGGGATGCCTACGTGGCCAAGCACGCGCAGGGCAAGGTTACCGGGCGTTACATCATGCGGAGACCCGGCGCGCCCGGCGTCAACGACAAGCCTGTGTTGCATATCACCGTCGCAGCGTTCAACGATTGGTGTGCCTCGAAGAAGGTATCCGCACGGGACCTGTTCAAGGAGGCCGTGGCTGCAGGGCTCGTAGGACCCACACAGAAGACGCTGTACCTGGGGGAAGGGTCCGTCCAGTACTCCGGCATAGGCTCCCACAAATGCCTCGTGGTGCGCGATTCTGCGCTTCCTGCGACTATGTCGCCGGGGACGCCCCAACTAACCGTTGTGCAGGGCGGCATAACGGCCCCATAATGATACCTCCGGTCAACTCCTGGGGGTCTCCATGTGGGAACTATTCGTGGTGCTGTGCACCATCCACGGCAAGTGCGAGGAAGTACGACAACCGATCATTCAAGATCATCGGCCCTCATTGTTCGAGTGCCAGATGTACGGGCAACTGAGAATCATCGAACTCTGTGAACAGAAGCCCGGCTACTACCCCGCCCGATGGTCGTGCGGGAGACCTACAGGGAGTACCTGACGTGAAGAAGCTAGACTATCTCGCACTGGCAGGCGTGTGGGTGTTCATCCTCCTGCTGATATGGGCGATCCTCACCCCGTCCGAAGCTCACGCGGTAAACCCGCGGACTCGTGCAGCATGCACGGGGAGCTACCTGAACCACTGCTCGCACACGACTCCCGGCACCGCGCAGTGCCGGGCATGCTTCCGATTCAACTGGAAGAAGCTCGATCCCGAGTGCAAGGCCGCCATCAAGGTCGACCCTGCCTACCGGAGACATTTCAAGAAGCACTGATTACTCCAGCTCGGCCCGCTCGCGGAACTTCTTGATCCGCTTCGCCCGGTCAGCTCTTGCCTTGTACAGTTCGCTCAGTGCCGTGGGTTTGAGGTCGAAGCGCTTCTTGGCTTCGTTCATTTCCCGCCACTGAGCGACAAGGTTCTGCATCGCTTCGCGATTGCCAGCGTCCTGTGCCTCGGCATACTCCCGCTTCATCTCTGAGATGCGATCCCGATAGTACTGCTCGGCACCGACCTTCTCGTAGTAGCGGGTCATCTTCTCGGCTGCGTCCAGATCACGGAAGCCAAGCGCCTGCAGCACGGCCTTCATCTCGCCGATCTCGTCGGGCGTCATGATGATGTCGCCGTTCTTCCGCTCCAGGCCCTTCGTCGCCATCTCGAAGCCCTTCCACGCGGCACGAATACCGGACGGCATCGCCTGTTCGAGAGCAGCCATCGGCCCGCCTTGCGCGCCACGCTCAACCACGCCTGCGACCGCACCGCCCGCGGGACCTCCGAGCAGCTGACCGATCGCCTCGTACGCACCGCCACGCTCGCCGAGCTGGCGATAGTCGAAGAACGGCATGGGGTTTAGGATCGATCCAAGGCCGACGTTGCCCATGTCCAGACCAGCCAGTGCAGGCAGACCTTTGCGGAGGGCGAGGCCCATCTCATCGTCGGAGAACTGACCACGCAGCCAGCGCTCGCCGTTGAGCGGCTCGTCATCAGGCCCAAACATGTATGCACCCATGACTGCGGCAAGCTGCATGCCGGGGATACCGGCGACACCGGATACCGCAGCGATTGAGCCCCACGAGTAAGCCAACGCCTTGAAGGCTTCCTGTGTCTCGGCGGCGGACAGCCCCTCCTTGCGGAGCGATGCGACCGCGTTCTTCATCATGCCGTACTGCAGCGCCAGCATGCCGACCTGATACTTGCGGAACTGAGTCATGACTTTCGGCAGCATGTTGAACAGGCGGGATTGCGCCTGTGTCGAGTAGTCAAGCTGCGTGTCGTCGATTACCCGCAGAGCGTACTTGGTCGCCGTGTCGGCGTTCCCGGTCCGCGCTTTCTCCAGACGATAGGCAGCAACGCCAGCTGTCGTGCGGTTGATGTACTCGACTTGACCCGACACCGTACGGAGCTTGTGAATGAGCGCCTTCGACCAGCGACCGGCCTGAGTCTTGGCGTTGTTCCACTCGCCGAAGTCGAGCTGCTGACCGAACTCGAGTTTGCCCTGCTTCTGTGCCGCCTTGAGAAATGCCTTCTCGTCGGCGGGCAGATCGAGCTTGTCGATGTTGATCTCGCCTCCGAAGAACTCGCCCGTCAGCGCCACATTGCGGAATGAGCGGTAGGCATCAGTCATCGCCGACAGCGCCTGCGGCATGCCATGCCGAGCCCCAATCTTGGGGGCCGTGTACACGAGCGGCTGCAACATGTTCATCAGGTAGTAACGCGGCATCGTGAACAGATGGTAGAAGGAGCTACCGAGCATCACTCGGTTCTGCATCTCGCTTGCCCACGAGTCACGGTTCATGTTGAGCCGCAGCTGCTGTGCGTCACGATCCTGGTATTCACGCAAGAAGTCACGGCGAGCTTCGTACTGCGGGTTCGTCGGGTCGGCGTTGACCTGATCGTACAGCGTCTTCTCGATAGCCATCTCGCCAGCGAACGATGCCACGTGTGCACGCGACGCGACGTCGGCCTTCATCTTATCGTGGAAGGCGCGGAGCATGTCGGTGCTGGAGCCCTCAACCTTCTTGCGGCGAGCGTCGAACTTGCGTGCCGATGTCTCAGCCAGCGACCGGACGTACAGGTCACTCAGCAGCGTGTCGATCTTGCGCTTGGTATCGCGATCGAAGCTCGTCTCGGGCAAGTCCTTCATCACCATCTGACGGAGCTTCTGCATCTGCAGGAGAGGCGACTCGCCCATCTGCTCGAAGAAGTCTGTCTTGACGGCGTTCGTGACGCGGGCACCGGCACCAGAGAATGCAGGCTGTTTGGCGATCTCTTCGCGCAGCAGCTCGGCCTGACCACGCGACTCGAAGAAATGGACCTGATAGTGGTTCGGGTCCGCCTCCATCGCTTCGAGCTGAGCGTTCTCTTCCTTGGTGCGGTTCTCCTTGGCTTGCAACGCACGGAACTCGGGCGACTCCGCAACCACCATGTGTTCGCCGAAGCGACCCAGCGGGAAGTACGGACCGTCAAGTTTCGGTACGGCCTTGTTAAACATCCGAAGCTGGCGTGCTTTGCGCTCTTCGATGTCGCGGCGCTCAGCCGGGGTAAGGGTAACGTCGGCCAGCGAGTCGCGAGTCTCGCTCTCGATGTAGTCCTGTACGGCCTGGGTGTAAGCGTTGCGCTCTTCATAGGCGAACTGCATCAGCTTCAACATCTCGGCATGTGCTGCCGGGTGCTGTGCGCGGAACGCATCGACCTTGGCCTGTGCGGCAGGATCGACGACAACCTCCGCCTTGTCAGCGGCGCTGTAGAACTCGGGCACGAAGCCGTGCTTGCTGCCGAGCGTGTAGCTGCGCATGAACTCCTGCAGAGCGGTGCGCTCTGTCTCGCCGAGGCGATCGGCGTCGGCCATCAAGTTCTGGATTTCGACGCGCTTCTCGTTGACGAGAGAGTTGCGCAGCTGCTTAATCTGGTTGAGGCGGCCGTAGTCCGATAGCCCAAGGCTATCGGCAAGGTCAGCGAACGTGTTGCCCATCATGCTCGCAAGCCGGAACCGCTGCAGGTATCCACGTGCAGAGATAGCAACCTGACGGACGCCGGGGTTCGTGATGCCCTTACGCAGCATGAACTGGTTCAGTGCATCTGACGATGCGAACGCGTCGATGATCTCCTGACCTACAGGCTGGCGTACTGGGGTAGCAGGGCGGCCACGGAGCGCCGCCATCGGGCTGACTGGTGCAGCTTCGCGGGTCGGCAGACCCAGCGTGACGGCTTCATGCGCCTGCTTGATGAACTGGAACGCGTCGTACTTCGCCATCGGGTTCGGCATGTAGAGCCCGAACTTCGCCAGCGTGCGTGACAGGAAACCAGCCAAGCGCTCGAACACCGATGCGGTCGGTGCGTCCATGAGGGACATGTCCCGCGTCTCACCCTTAGACACAAGAACTTCTTCGAGTGCGTACAGCTCTGGGTCCGTGCTGGTGTTGCTGACACGCTGGACTTCGCCTGGGTACTTCCGCATCCACGCCTGTGCCTCACGGCGTAGCTCGGGCGACGTGTTCCAGATGGCACGCAGGTGAGACGAGAGCATCTCACCGAAGCGCTCACGCAAGCCGTAATGGCCGAGAGCCTCGTGGTACAGCACAGCGCGCAGGTGTGCGCGGTCTGTCATGTTGTGCGCGAAGATGTAGACCTTGTTGCTCTCGGGATCGTACAGACCGTCGAACCGTCCGAGCATGCTGTGGAAGCCGTCAGGAATCGTCTCGCGGCGGGCCTCGTCGACCAGTACGATGTCAGGCTTGTTCCGCCACCGTGCCGTCAGGCGTGCGATGTCTTCCCGTGCCTGCTCGTACGTGACACTTGTCGGCTGCGGTGTGCGCGGGCGACCCAGGAAACCTTCCGGCTCAACGTTCACGCCAGGGGCTTCTTCGTCTAGTACTGCCGGAGCCGACTCTTCGGCGACCGGTTCAACAGGAGCCGTCTCAGCGACAGGTGCCGGGGCGGGGACCGCAGCGTAGCGATCCTTAACGATCTGCGTCAGCTGCACGGCGTTCTGCAGGTTCACATCAGGGCGCGATACGGCGTCCATCAGATCAACAACAGCCTGCGGCGGTGCAGTCTCAACGAGTGCCTTGATCTCAGGGACAACGGCGAGCTTCTTCGCGGCACCGAGTCCGTCGTTTGGAATGGTCTTCTCCATCTCCGCAATGCGTTCGGCAACCTGATCCTTCGTCAGGCGGAGAGCCTGCTTGGTCGGCTGCTTCTGTGCGGTGAAGAGTTCTGCCTGCTCGGGAGCAACCTCGGGCGCGGGAGCTGGGGTGGCCTTCACGACTGCAGCCTGCAGCTCGGCGAGCTGTTTCTCGAACTTGGCGTCCTGTACTGCGATCTTGTTCTGCACGTACTGACGGAAGCCGCGCGGCTGCGACGGCTGCACGCGAGGATCGGTTCCCTCGAACAGCGACGCTTGCTCGCCTTCCACGGCTGGCGTGTTGATGAGTGACTTGAATACGTTGTCGATTCCACGGGCAGTATCTTCGAGTGCCTTCAGCATCGACTTGATCTCGGGCGACTGCTGTGCCTCGGGCACGAGTGCTGTAGCTTCGGCGCGAGCCTGCTGCACACGCTGCTGCCGCTTGCTCATCTTGGCCGGAACGGTTATCGGCTCAAGTAAGGCTTCGTTCTGCGGAGCCTTCGGTACGAGCTTAGGCTTCTGCGCCTCAGCGCGGGCAATCTTCTCCGGGTTCGACAGACTGGAATACTGAGCCAGGGCTGCGAGTTCCTCGGGCGTCGGGAGTCCTTCGGGGTCGATGCGCTTCAGCCCACGCATAAACGTCTGCAGCGGGGTGGGATCGGCCTTGGTGCCCTTAATGATGCTGTCGACAAGTTCCTGGCGCTGTGCCTGAACAAACTGCTGCGAGCGGTCGGCCATCACCTGTGCGGCTTGCGCCTCCTGTGCAGCCTGTGCGTCTTCCGCGAGGGTCTCCGCTTCAGGGATGGCCGATTCGATCATGCCGAGTTCTTCGGCCCGAGCCTGCTGTGCCTGCTGCTGCGCTTCGGCGTTCCGAAGCTGCTGCTCTGCGGTGTAGCGGTTGACAACCGCCTCGGCAACCTGCGGAACTTCCGTACTTGCAAAGCCAAGGTCTTGCGCCGGAACGCGCTGCTCGATTGGCACGCCGGGTCCAGCCATCTGTTCGACGGTCGGTGCAGTTGGAACCTGCGTGCGCGGCACGCCGAGCGCTTCGAGCTGCAGCTCGTACGCGGAGACAAGATTAGCCGCGCGGCCGAGCGCGGCCTGATACCTGCCCTGATCTTCGGGACGAATGTTCGGGCTCGCGTCTAGCGAGTCAGAGAGACGGTTCAAGGTTTCGTAGGCCAGCGCCACACGCTGTGCTACTGGCATGACTGTGCCCTTGCGCCCGCGCGCCCGACCACCGTTCAACGCCGTCATGACTTCGGTAGCGATGCTGCGTACCGTCTTATCCATCGGCAGATCGCCGCGGATCGTACGGATAACCGCACCCTCAGACGTAGGCCGCAAGGTTTCAGGCGTTGCGCCTGTGAAGATGTCCAGCTCATCCGGGAGCGGGGCGCGGTCCGGCTGTGCAGGGGTAACGATCTGATCGCGGCGACGCATTTCATCCGAGTCGAGCGCCGGGCGCTCACTCATACCGGTAAGATCAGGCTGTATGATGTCGCGATCTGCACGCTGGTTCTCGCGGGATATGTTGAGCGGGTCGACACGTGCGTCACCAGCGATACCGGCGGGTGTGCCTGTCGCAACAACTGGCTCCTCAGACGGCACGGGCCCATCACGCCGAGAAAGAACTGGGTTGACCACACCACCGACGATGGCACCACTGGCAGCTGCCTTGCCTACGCGCTTCGCTGCGGCGAGAGCGTCGTAGTCTTCTCCAGCAACCTGATAGCGTGCCGCTTCTTCGAGGCCCTGCTGTGCACCTTCCTGCGCGCCTTCAGTCAGAGCGCCCTGCACAACTCGTTTGGCAACAGTCCCTGCGCCGCCCGCCTGTCGGATACCCGTACCACGAATTGCGCCTTTGACCGCACCGCCTACCAGACGTTCGACACCGACAAAGCGATCCAGTGCCGCTTGCACAGGTGCAACCGCCCCTGCCGAAAGCAAGTCCGTTTCGTTGCCCTCGTCGATTTGTGCTTCGAGGTTGCTACCCATGTACGAGGCGGCAGATGTGGTAAGGCCGATTGGCGCATTGATGATCGTCGCCGCCACTTCGGGGGCGGACTGCAGCAGCTGGCCAGTCACAAAACTGCCGACGTCGCTTACGCCGCCGATGTCCGAGATGTCAGACGTAAACCCAGCCGAACGCTGCAGCGCTTCCGAGCGGTACTTCTGTGCCTGTGAGAACTCTTCCGCCGCATCGAGGAAACCCTGCGGAGCGCCAACGCGCTTGCCGATCTCGCCTGCCGTACGTGCGACGTTGCCCGAGAACCGTGACAGACCAGACGCGACCTGCTCACCGACGCGCCCGAACGTGACGGCATCATCCGCACCAGCAGCAACCTCAGCGTCAATAACAGCACGGCGCTGCGGCGTCAGCCGATCGGCGAACTCTCCAGTGCGCGACGAAACCGGGGCCTTCTCTTCAAGGTAATCGTCGAAGATGCTGCCGGACGACTGGGTGCTAGGGGATGTGGGCGCAGCGGGTGCTGCATCCAGGTAGTCATCAAAGATACCGCCCATAACATCCTCTTAGCGATTGAAGGGGCTTCCGATCTGACGTGCACGCGGATCGACATTTACTGGTGGAATGGCGCGGCGCTCATAGATACTTGGTGCACCGGGTTCACGAGCGCGTAGCCCACCTTGTGGTCCAACGGTGCGAGCCTGCTCCTGCGGAGGAAGAGTCGACATTGGCATCGCGGCAGGCATGAGCTGGCCCTTCAGTACTTCCGGCATCCGTGCAGCGGCTTGCTGCACCAGAACGGACGCAACCTCCGGGTCGAGTCCACCGCCTTCAAGTTCGCTCTGCATAGTCGCGAGCATCTGCTGAACGCTACCGCCCGCCCGGCGGAGCGCTGCCGTCGGGTCCGCGAGAACTTTTTCGACCATCACCTGTGCGTCGACTTCCTGACCATTGCCCGCACGGAACCGCGTGTTGGGCTGCAGCAGATCGGCAACCTCACGGAAACGGCTGACGCGCTCCTTCTGCGTGACGACACGACCGCGGTCATCAAGCAAGGGCTTGCCAGGGTTGTCGGGGTCTTCGATTTCCTCGACAACTTCCTTCGTCGCGATGTCAGGGTACTTGGCCTCAAGCTCCTGCATCTTCTGTTTCATCTGCGCCTGCCACGCCGGGTTTAGGCGCTCCTCAGCAGGAGCCTCGAAGATGCTGTCGACCAGCCCGCTGACTTCAGCCTCACCGCGCGTGCCGCGAGCGATCTGCTTGATGGCATCGCCGGACGTGGATGCGATCCACTTCCCGAAGTTCTCGCCTTGCGCGATCTGTCCGAACATCATCGCACCATCCTGCAAGTCCGCAACGGTGCGGATGAGATCAGGCGGGCCGATCGGCTTGCCAGTCCGATCATCGATTGTCGTAACGGAGATACCGGCAGGGGTGCGATCGACCTTGATGCTGCGTCCATCCGGCGTGCGGGCGTAGCCCTGCTCCAGCGTATCGACGAGCTTCGTCACGAGCGGCTCGATCGAGGCATCCGTGACCGGCATATTCTCCTTGCCGCGCAGGCGCTCGGCCAGCGTCATCGCCTGCTGGGAGAAACCGTTGGCCTCGGTCAGTGCCTGCTTGTACTTCGCCTCGGTCAGCGCTTGCTCTGAGGTATTGATGTTTGCCTGATTGACGCGACGACGTTCGTTGAAGTCGCGCTGGTCCTTGGCATCTGCGCGTGCCTGATCCTGCAGCTGGCGAACACGTGCAGCGGCGGCCTTGTTACCGCTGGCTGCGGCCTTCAAGAGGCCCGACGGAATACCACCCGTACGCGCAGGCGCAACATCCGATACCGGTTCTTCACGCGGGGCGGGGTTGTCACCGTATCGAGCGCGGTCGCCGGGTGCACGTGCACCAAGACGTGAGGGAGCGGCCGGCTCATAGCCCCGCTCGCGTGCCATCGTATCCTCGGCGGCTTCGTCGGCCTCGGGAGTGGCTTCAAGACTCGCCGCCTGCTCAGGGCTCTGCGGCACAGGCAGGCCATCCTCAACGGGACCGCCGAGCTTGTTCGGGATCGCCATCGCGCGAGAGCGCCCGCCGCTGCCAGCCATACGACCTTCCGCGGCTTTCTGTGCGACTGACGAAGTCTCACCGGCGCCACCGCCAAATTCGAGTGCGAGCGCAGCGCGGGAGTCCGCGACGTCTTTCATCTCCTGGTCGTATCGACCCTGTGCCCGAGACTCGGCCTTCCGTGCCAGCTCTGCTTCGAGTGCGTTCTTGTCCGCACGCTGGACGACTTCGGCGCCGACGCCATATCCACGCACGAAGTCACGAGAGAATGCGCCCCAGTTTACCACGGCTTGTACTCCACCTTGCTATAGTCGACCATGTCGTAGCCGCCCATGTTGTAAACCGCGTCAGGATACTTGTGCACGACTTCGTCAGCCATGTAGCCGCAGTAGCGCGTGCTGTCCCACAGATACTCGAACGTGTAGACGTTGATGCCGTCGGGGCGCGTACCGACGCGCGTGATGTTCTTCTTGAGGCGGCGATCCGAGAACATCGGCAGCTTGGAGATGAGGCCGCCTGCGACCGTACCGATGATCCCGCCGAGCCCGCCATCTTGCGCCTTGAGTTCGGCCTTCTGTCGCGCGGCGGCAGCGGCGTTCGCTTCGATGCCCATCCGTGCCTGGGTTGCGCTGCCCAGTGCGCTCGTCTCGGCACCCTGGTTTCCGCCGTACAGCGTCCGCTGGATGTCGGCAGCTGCGCCAAGGCCCGTCATCGGGATAGCAGCGCCAGCTGTAAGTGTGCCGGTGCTCTGCGTCGCAATGTCGCTGCCGATGACGCCTGACTGGAGCGCCTGACCGGAGAGTTCCGGCGACATCTGGCCCAATCCCGCACCGAAGTTCGCCGCGTTGGCGATCAGCCCACGGCCCTCGCTGGTCGTCAGATTGCGAAGCCGGTTCATCTCCTGCGCCTTAACCATCGCAGCCGTGATGTCGTTGCGGCCGAGCGCACGGATAGTATCCCCTGAGGTTGCGTTGATGCCGCGATCCCTCAAGCGACGCTCCGTCTGCTGCTGTGCGTTCGCCTGCTGCGCAGTGATGTCTCCCATGACCGCGATGCCCCGGCGCTGAGCTTCCTGCTCCGGGTTGAACTCGTTGACCATGTCGAAGTACTTGCCGATCGCAGGCTTGCCGAGCTGCTGGTACGTCCCCTCGCGGTCCTGGAACAGCGCCTGCTGCTGGTTGAATACCTGATCGGCGCGCTCGATCCCCTTGTTGCGCTCCTGCTGGACGACCGCCAACTGCGGGACGATGTAGTCCTGATAGAACTTGTCCGTGAAGCTGACCATCTGGTTGCCAAGTTTGGTAGCCTCGGCAGCGGCGGCGTTTGCCTGCTCGCGTTCTGCGAACATGGCCTCGCGAGCGTCCTCGTCAGACTTCCGTACCGGCGTCTTCGGCTTCTTCGGCTTGGAACTGGACTTCCCCATACTCATGTCGTGTCTCCCGACAGCCAGCTGTCAATGTCATCCTGGTCCGCGCCGAAGAAAGTCCAAATGTCCTGACTCACTTCACGAAGCCGATCATATCCCTGTGTGATGAACACGATCGCTTGCACGATCTGAATGTCCATGTTCCTGAGTGTGTATGCCAATGCTCGCTGACTTCTGGTCCCCGCGGATAACGCATTAGCATCTTTCCAGTTGTTTATGCTGGAGATCATGAGCGGGGTCAAGTAAGCCGCATGCTCACGGTAGAAGGGGTTAAGCGGTAAATAGATCAGAGCCGCCATCATGGCATCGTCGATCTCGTCGGACGGGATTTCCCGGTCCTTGTCGACAAGGTCATCCCACAGCTCGGTGATGTCCGAGATCAGCTTGAGAAACTGAACAGCGTCCACGTTGCCGCCAAACCATTCAAGGATTTTAGCGTCGCGTTCTTTACGCCATTCCGGGGAGTTCCACCGCATCAGGTCAACCTCAAATACTGGACGTGACTCACACCTCGGACGCGCGTCAGGCGCGCCATATACACCGTGTTCGCCGCGTGCAGCGCATACGACCCAGTGACTTCATCGTACGGGGTTGTGATCGCACCGGCACTACCGCCTTCGTAAATCCACAGGTTGATGAACCCATCATCGGCGGGAGGCGCGAGCGTGAACGCGCCGTTATTTACGACAAACTGCGACATGCCCTTCCGAGGGTCAGGTGTCAGGACTCCGCCCGTCATGATGCCGAGGTCAGTCGTGTACGTGGCACCTTGCTTCAGCGTATCGGCGAGCGCCGTCTGGAGCGCAGCGACCTGCTTGTCGAGCCGCTCAACTTCCTGCTTCAGCGCCTGGAAGAACTGGTGCTGCTCTTGCGGGAAGCCCTGGGGTGTAGAGGGAATACCGACACGCCGGATCGCCATTATCCCATACTCCCGCGGAGTTCCTCGTACGACGTAGCCAACGTGACTGACCGTACCCGCAAGTTGCCAGACAGTTTGATTCGCAGCTCGCGCGAACGGAACGGCGGGATACGCACGGGAGACATGTTCAGGATGTTGAGCGAGACCTTGATCTCATCTCGCTCCCCGAGCAGCTGTACGACAACGGTGACCGTCTGACCCGGCGGGGGGATTTCATTCAGCAGCGACGTGTTGTAGCCATGCTCGTTATATTCACTACCGTTGAAATAGCCCTCGGTATCAGTGATGAGTGCGTTCTCTGCCAACAGCTCGTCGATCAGCTCATTGTAGATGATATTCTCTTCAACCTCGGACTCCGGGATGTCCAGACGCAGCACAGACCACGAGATCGCATGATCGAACCGGAAGCGCCGCGACGTCCACTCGTAGAGATACGGGTTCACCTGATCGACGTCGAACTTGTAGATGGTGTCGTTAGTGGGATCGAGATAGTACAGCGCGCCTTCTTCGATGCTCACGTGGAAGTCCGCGGCGCGCAGCGTCAGGAACGCCAGAGCAGGAAAGTCATCGCGCGAGATGACCATCGTACGGTCGCCCTGTTCCGGCGCCGAGAATGTTGCGAAGTACTTACCGTCGTAGATCGCACCAACCATCGAAGTCGGCACATACTTCTGCCACTCTTCGCGTCGGAAGAGCGAGTTTGTAATAACGCCGCGCTCCTTGGTGCCGATCGCAACAAGCCCGTTCGGGCTTGCGTACATGATACCGTACGCGTCCGACGCGATCGAGCGCTTCGAGACGCAGGGTTCCGGGATCGGAATCTTGTCGACAGTGAGTTCATCTGGCCGGTTGCCGGTCATCAGATATGGCTGACCGGTGGTCAGCACGACAAGCGTGTTACCGTACGATGCAAGCCCGACGATCTTATCCGGCACGGACTGGCGGTATTCCGCTGGCCATGCATGATGGAAGTACGGCTCGCAGAAGTACACGCTGTTGCCGACAAACCCGGCCATCATGCCGTTGGCCATCGACGTCAGTCCAGCAAGATTGTCCGGCGGCTCATCCCAATCCGTCGTCGTGATCGCTTCGCCAAGCGCGGGCGCGAGCAGGTCATCAATATAGCTCGTCGTCGCGACCGGGATTTCAGCCACGAACGCGAACACCCCGTTCGCTGTTTCGCCGGGGAGGGTGCGGTAGATACGGCGGTGTGTGATGTTGAGGTTCGACGTCGGCACCGCGGCGAAGTTGTTGACGGTGACGCGTCGCCCGGTCGAGATCGTAACCGCAGCCGACACAGGGCTCGGGGCTGACTCTTCGGTCAGCGTGCCGAACGTCGAGACGTGCGTGTAGACGTAGTACCGCGTTTCCGCGACGACGGAGGAGCCGCCCGCAGTATCCGCCACAGTCGGTGCGCCGGTAGGAGCAGGCACGCCCATCTTGAGGAAACTGTCGGGATACACAGAGTTGACAGTATTCTCTGCCAGCGCCCAGTTCGTTTTCTTCGGGACGCCGTCGCCCGTGTAGTAGAGGCGGAAGTCGGATGTGTCATCGAGCGAAGACCTGCATACGTCGACGTCCGTCTGCCATGTCAGCCAGATCGTCTCGTCGAGTGTCTGATTATAGAACCGGTAAACAGACGACACGCTGTCCAGGAACGGCTCATACTCAAGACCTGGACCGCCCCAGGTACGCAGCTCGCCAGAGTACAGCTTCACGTTCTCAGCGATCGTGGCTTCGTTCATCTTCAGGTTGGTGTCCGAAGTCCTGGGGACTTCGCCACCAAAATTTTCTATTTTCAAGACAGGCATGACAGGAGCCCCGCTTCATAAGCGCGCTTACGCTGATTGCATCGTTGCACTTGCCGAGTTGCCCAGCGACAATTGTCAGGCGCGTAATCGCCGTCATTGTCGATCCGATCAAGCGTTAGTCCCGGCGGTCGTGGCCCCACATCCGCCAGGAAATTCTCAAATGAGCGCCACCGCTCACACACGCGAATGCCTCGACCGCCATAGTTTCGATAATCGCGGGATCGCCGGTTAGTGCACCGCTGGAAAATTGCCTTCCACGTATCGTACAGTGGGTGGTCATTCTTCCCGTGAACATGATTGCGCGCCGCAATCTGTTCGGCACGAACACACCCGCACGATTGAGAACGCCCCTTGCGGAGCGTACTACCGGAGACGTGCTGCTGCGTCCCGCAGGTGCACTGACACAGCCAGTAGACAAAGCCGTGAAGCCGATAGGATTCACGCAAAACTACCCATCGGCCAAACTGCTGACCATGTAAATCAACCTTCTTCGGCATCGGGCTTTACCTCGATCGCGGCTTTGCGGGGACGACCCGGCCCACGCTTCGGGGTAGAGGAAGGCGACGTGGCAGGGCTCGTGGCTCGGGGGATGACTACCGAGTTTGCCAGCTCCAGACCTGCAGGAGTCCAAGCAAAAACGCCGCCACGGTTCTTGCCGAGCGACACGTGCTTCTTATTGATGCGGACGATTGCTTCACCGCCCACTGTGTAGCCCTCGAAGTGAGCCACCAGCTCCTGCCACGTCACCATTTTAGCATCCCTTCTTGGATTTGCCGGGCTTCATGGGTTTCCCCATGCTGCCAGCGGGTACGCCCTTTGTGCCTTTCGGCATCATCGGTTTCTTCGCCATAGTCACGAACTCCAAAAAGGTTAGGCGGGCTTCTTGCCGCCGTACAGGCTCTGGTGCATGGACGACGTCGGGTTCTCACCCTTCTTCGGCATGCACGATTTGCCCATCATGCCCATCACAGCGCTACCCGTGTACTCACCTTTGTTCGGGTTCTCCGACATCGGTTTGATCGGGGAGTGCTGCTTGGAACGGTAGGGATAGTTGGTCTTCATGGGACTCTCCTTACCACAAGCAGTACCAACACGGTTCTGCCTGTCTCTTCTGCTTCGCACGCGCCTTCTTTTCAGCAGGCGTGAGCGGAACAAACTTGAACTCGCCGCGCAGCTTATCCATTTGCGCCTTCAGCGCGACCTGAACGGTCTTATCACAATTCTTCTGCGGGCACATCAGCGCGGCACCAACGAAGATCGCCACGATCACGAACGTAATGCTGGCCCAGTTGTCGAGCATGTCCTTCAGGCCCACCCACAGGACGTCACGGACGAACCAGACAACACCCTCGCCGATGGCACGAGCGGGGGCTTCGAGTGCAGCACCAATCACGCGGGCGACCGCGGGCGCGAAGAACAGCAGAAGCACGAAACCGACGATGCCGCCGATACCAAGCCACGCCGCCCAGGTGGAGATGTCTTTCAGGAAGTCGATCATTTCACATACCCTGACGGCAGATACCGCCCCTCTTCGTAATCAGCTTCGGACTCTTTCTGCACCCACTGCGTCAGCAGGAACAGTGCGGCGAGGGCCCCGATGGCGATCCACCCGGAGTTCTCTGTAACAAACTGTGAGGCGTCAGACCAGAACTGCATGATCGCCGCCCAGCTGATGCCGATACCGGCGAGGAACTGGCGCAGGCGCTTCAGGAACGATAGCTTGCGGGACGCCTCGACGACGCTCGGAACCTTGCCGGGTGTCTCGAACAGACGCTTTTCCGCCTGACGGCGACGCGTCAAACCACGGACGACCTTGCCGCCCGCCTTGTTGTACATGAGGAACGCCTTGGCGGCCTTGTCCCAGTCTTCGTTGTTTACATGCCGGATGAGCGTCTTCGCCTTGCCGATGCCCATGTTGTAGGACAGTGAGACAAGCGCATCGAACTGGTTCTGCGTGAGCGGCACGCGAACGACATTCTCGACGGCGCGCTCGTGGCGGGCGACCATCTCACGGAGTTTCTTCTTGGCGTAGTCGCGAGTCCACTCGGTGCCTTCGGTAACCTCGGGACCGGTATTGCCCCAGCCGATCGTCCACAGGCCCTTATAGCCCGGCGACCACAGAGCAGGACGCGGCAAACGATCGAGGTATGCGCGGCAGTTCCCGTTTGGCATGAGGGTATGATAGCCCTCGAACGACATAATCAGGCCGAGGCCCGTCTCACTTATCTGCATCTGAGCCTCCAGACGGAAGTAGTTTTTGCGCGGGTGCATTGTCGAGGATCGTCGTGGTCACTTGCTGCACAGCGCGGATGTTGGCGGCGGTGTACTTCTTGTATTCGTCGTGCTGCGCCTCCTGCTCCTTGCGAAGCATGTCGATGTTCCCATCGACGGCACGCACCATGCTTGCGTTCTCGATCAGCAGCATCGGCAGCGCACCCAGGCTGCACCGCCACTCATCGACAAACTCGCCCGTGTTCTTATCGGTGCCACGGAGCTTCACCCACAGCGGACACTTGTGACACGTCTTGCTCATCCTCGACGGTCCGAGAGGAGCGCTGAGTGTCAGCGGGCAATACAGGTCATCGGGTCCGCGGGCGATCTGAGCCATTAGGCATCCTTCGTGCAGATGATGACGTCGACGTACTGCACATCGAACTGGAGGTTCACAGCACTGTTGCTGCCAACGAAAGTCGACCACGCCGCAAAGTAGTGCTGGTGATCGTTGCTGGTGCCGCCAGAGCCGATGTTGGTCGATGAGAGTTCCCCCTGGCCGCTTGGAACAAGAGTGGTCTGCTCGTTGGTATCATCGCACTGCGCTCGCTCGAACGTCGTTGTATGCGTGTGGTCCGCGCTTTGTCCGCCAGTCCAACCTTCAGTGTAATGGCGATGCGATGGAAGATTTGCTTCGGACAAAGTAAAGCTGCGTGGGTTAGCGAACGCAGACGTGAACGCCATCGAACCGCCAGTGCCGACAGTCCCGTTGGTGAGGCGCAGTGCCTTGTTGTCGTGCGACGTGTCCTTGGTCCAACCCGTCGGCGCAGAGGTCTGGTTGAAAACAACCTTCGTGCCCGCAGGGAATGCGTCGACCTTGCGCGATGACATGAGGATCGCACCTGCGACGGTCAGCGCTCCACCGACCGTCAGGTCACCCGAGATCGAGGCATCGTCGCCAACCACCAGATCATCTGTGGCTGTGAGGTCCGCCGCGGTGACAGTACCGGATACCGACGCGTTCGCAGCCGTCATCGTGCCGGAAGTCGTCACCGCGCCTGCCGTGACCGTGCCAGAGATCGAGGCCGACCCGCCAGAGACCGCACCAGAGGCAGTCAACGCACCGGCAGAGACCGTGCCAGAGACGGAGGCAGACGCGCCAGAGAGCGCGCCAGACGCCGCTACGGAAGCACCCGAGATGGCCCCGCTCGCAGTGATCGTGCCCGTGACGGTCTGGTTGCCGACGAACGTGTTGGCCTTGTCGAGCTGCGGGTAGTTGAGATGAATCGCACGGATGGGACGAAGCTCGACACGATCCGATGTCGCGAAGCTCTTAGCCGTGGTGCCGTCCTGCGCGCGTACGATGGTCAGTGTGTCCGACGATCGCGCCGTAACCCTGACGATTTCCTTGGCGCCATCTGAAGCGCGGACAAGAGTGACATAGTAAAACTCCCCTGCACCGGGGACGGGGAAGAGCGCGCCCTGTCCAGAAGCAAGCGCCAGGGTGAGCACCGTATCATTGATAGACGCGGCCAACGAACCGACGGCGTCATTCGAGACCAGAATGGGCATAGTTGTATAGTCTCCTCAACTCGAGTTGTCGCACCCTAACATGTCAAGGGTCATTCGACTACTGGCTTAGCACGCTGCAGCTTCTGTTGCACGGCTTCCATTTCAGTGCCGACCGAGTCGAGGGTGCCCTTCAGCTGCACAGTCGGCTCGCTATACAAGTCCGACAGCTCGGGGCACTTGAAGTTCTTGTTCTGATTCTCGGCCTTCGCGCAGAACAGCCGGAAGTGAGTAGTCGTAAACCTGTCGCTGACGCCGTACTTCAGCCCTTCAGCCAGCTGTTGGATTGAGCCTGCCAAGCGCTCGACCGATGCAACCACGGTATCAATCCGGTTGTCGATGCGGGAGCGTTCCTCGGCGATAAAATATGTGAGCGTGACGCTCGACATGACGACAGCGATAACCGCAACCGAGGGGAGCGTCAAACTACGGGCGTCCAGAGTTACAGGCCGCGCGTGCGGGTCCGTATCCATGTCTACCATGTAGTGCCGTCCTGACTCTGATTGCGGTTTACGCCGTGTCATGACTTACTCCAGACCAGTGACGGCAATCGGGGCGGGAGCCGTCTTACGCTTCTCGTAGTCGGCAGTCTGGCGAAGGGCCTGCTTCACGCAGCCGTCGAACCACACCTTGAGAATGCGCTCGATGGTGACGGGCTCTGGAGCCTCTCCGTTCGGCCCGGGAGATGCACTCAGATCGGCCTTGTGGTAGTCGGCCATAGCCTCAACCAACTTGGCGCTGTCCGTCTCAGAGACTTCGTACTCCGCCTTCACACCCCGACCCTCGGCAAGCGTGCCGACGGTGGTGCCTTCAACGATGAACGTGATCTTGCCCATATGGATTAATCCTTCTTCTTGACGGCGGGAGCGTCTTTCTCAGCCGGGGCGGCCGAGGCGAGCTGCTGGCGGATAGCATCAATCACAGGGGCGGAATGCTTGAACGGCAGTTCGGCCAGAGCCGCGGCAACGACGTTCAGATGCTCCTGCGAAAGCGTGATTGTCA